GTATTTGATACTATCTTGAAGGATGATAGAATCTTAGAAAGAGCAGAGAGTGTTACATCCGCATATAATGACTTTATCAACTCAGCACACCAATATGATCAGAGTAACTGGTGGAAAGGTGATATGAGAGGTCATATCTCCGCTAGAATGGAGATAAAAGATTTAAAAAGAAAACTTTATAGGGCAGTCGCTAATGTCAACATTTTGGAAGGTATCCGCTTTTATGTATCTTTCGCTTGTAGTTTTGCTTTTGGTGAGCTTAAACTCATGGAAGGATCTGCGAAAATCATTTCGCTTATTGCAAGAGATGAGAATCAGCATCTGGCAATAACTCAAACAATCTTAAAGAACTGGAGAAACGGTGATGATCCAGATATGGTTCAGATTGCGAAAGAAGAAGAACCTTGGTTGATTAAAACATTTGAAAAAACTGTTGACGAGGAAAAGAGGTGGGCAGAATATCTTTTCAAAGATGGTAGTATGATAGGTTTGAATGATAAACTACTTCATCAGTATGTTGAGTGGATTGCAAACAAGAGAATGAAGATTGTTGGTCTAAAACCAATCTATGATATTCCTCTTAAGAATAATCCATTACCTTGGACACAGCATTGGATTTCATCAAAGGGATTGCAAGTTGCACCACAGGAAACAGAAGTCGAATCTTACATTGTTGGAGGAATCAAACAAGATGTCAAAAAAGACACATTCAGTGGGTTTAAACTTTGAGAAACAGTTTGGTAAGGGTGTAGACCCTTGGTATGCAAAGGCAGAGAGATGGGTTAAGAAGAAATTTAAAAACCCATATCTCCAACATCTTGCATTAGGTTTTGTTGATTGGTTGAAAAAGGTATGGATTGAGGGTAAGATACAAATGGAGATGGCAAGTGTAGATGAGCAAGTGAAAGAGATTCATAAAGGTTGGGATGGTTATACACAACCTAGAGTTAAAATTATTGAAACTGAATCAGAAGTGAAAGGTTTGAAAGATATGAGTATTGAAGCATATCGTGAAGCAGCTGAGGTAGACGCTTGGTTATTTGGAGATTATGATGCTTACGAAGCATATGATATAAATACTAAAAAAGTGTCTGATAGTGATGGCGACCTTTAGTCAATTTAAATCAAAATACATTACCGAGAGAAGATCTAAAAATATTGGTGATGAAGGTACAAAGAATATTGTTAAAAAACTTCTTGGAAAAGATGCTGTTCCAGATGATGGTGGGAAGGCAGGTCAGGCAAGAATAGAAAAAGAACTTGGTTTAAATAAACAAAATAAAACGTCAACTCAAAATAGATTTTTTACTGATCAACCTGATAGTAAAACATTAAGAACAACACCAACTGGGGATGAAGGTCAGTTTAAGAAACAACCGAAGAAATTTTCATCTGGTGCAAAAGGTACAACTCCATCTGGTTCTCCAGAGATGGGTGGAGAGAGTAAAAAGTTTGTTAAAAACAGAAGAACACCACTCAAAACAAAAGTATTAAAACCACAAACAAAAAATGTTGTTAAACCTGATAAGTTTTCAGACGTAGTAAAAAAATTTCAGGGTTCAACAAGTAATACATCTAACGTTGTAGTATCTGATAAAATTAAACAAATCCAACAAGATTATTTAAATAAATTAAAAGATCAAAAACCAAAAGTAAATATAAATCAAACACCAAAAACGAATGTTGATTTACCTAATTTTACTAAACAAAAAACAAATTTTAGTGGTAGGATAGGGAACGTAACAAATATCACTAAGAATAAAGGTGCTCAAATCCCTGATTTTATGAAGAAAAATCCCATTAAGGATCTTTCAACTAAAAAAGAGATACAAAGAATTTATGATAGAAACAGGTTAAATAGGGGTCTTAAAAATATAGATACCGCAGACTTAGATAAACAAATCAGCACTAAGATCGACGACAAATTATCAAAGAGAGCATTCAAAGATTTCAAGAGGGATTCATCAATATCAAGCATAAAGACAAAAGTAGCAAAATCACCAAAACTAGCCAAGGCACTTAAAATAGGTGGTCCTGTTCTTGGTGCAGTGGACTCTGCAATCACATTTAGAAACACCTATAAACAATCACAAGCACAGGGTGATACTAAGAGAAGGTCACTTGGAAAGGCTGCTTCTAAAGTTGCTGGTGGTCTTATTGGGGGTGCCTTGGGTGCAGCTGGTGGAACTGCGGTAGCACCTGGTGCAGGTACATATGTTGGAGGTGTTGGTGGATATGTAGCTGGACAAGCAGCAGGTGAAAAGTTATTTGATACTCTTACTACAAGTAAAGGTCGCAAACAGATCGCCAAGTCATTTAAAAATTTTAGAAATAGGGCGATGAAACCAGTGGGTAGTTGATAATATAAATACTTTTGATATAAAAAAATGAAGACATGGAATCGCTGTCAGGAAAACAAGTTAAGGATATAAAAGATTTATATCAAAGTATTTACAAGGTTGAAGAATCTAATAAAGAGGAAAATTTAGATGAGTATATAAATTCATTAACTGAAGAGGAGAAAAAAAATATTTTTCAGAGAGCGTTCGATAAATTTATGAAAGGTCCTGATTATAAAAAGAAAAAGGAAAACGTAAATATAAAACCTGATGAGAAGAAGATGTCTAATATTCCACCAGAGGAAGGATCGAATAAAAAATTGAATCCTGATTTTGGAATGATAAACAAACAAATTGTAAATGATAAAGGCGAGGTTGTTGGTAGTAAGAAAGTTAATCCTAAAGTGGATCCAAGTGCTAAAGAAACTCCATTTAAAATTCAACAAAAGGATGTGATTAAAGATACTTCAATGAAGAATGAAGTAAAACCTGAAGTAAAACCTGAAGTAAAACCTGAAGTAAAGAATGAAGTAAAACCTGAAGTAAAGAATGAAGTAAAACCTGAAGTAAAATCTGAAATAAAACCTGTTAAATCTAAAATGAATCCAAAAGTAAAAAAGGAAGAGAAACCAATCATCATTAATCTTCCAAATGGTGGAACAAAGAAAATTTATCCAGCTAGTGACGAGTATAAAAAAATAAAGAGTGGTGAGTTAACAACGAGTAAAAGCGACTCAAGCATGGTTCCTGATGTAACAAATATTAAGAAGAATGAAAAGGGAGAGATTTCAGGAGAGTTGAAGAAACCAACAACAAGTGTGATGGGTAAAGATGTTAAAGAAATAGAAAAACAAACTAAGAAAGATAATGAAGTGAAGAAGAAAGTAAAACCATTACTATCCACAAAACTACCAGACACTACAAAACTTGGTTCAACAATTAAACCAGTAAAACCAGGTAGTGCTAGAGATAAGATGATTGCAAAGAATGAAATTAAACTTGGAACTGATAGAATTTCAAACTTGAGAAATAAAAACGCTGATTTCCAAGCGATGAAGAAAGGTGATATCACAAAAATGGATTTCATGAAACAGTATCCAAATTCACAGACAACTAAAAAATATAATCTGAAGCAGATTAAATTGGGTAAACCAATAATTAAATCTCATTATGAACCATATGATCTTGTATTAGACTATGTTTTATCTGAAGGTCATGCAGAGACTGTAGAAGAGGCACATTATGTTATGACTCAGATGGATGCAGATACTATTCAGGGAATAGTGGAAATGAAGGGGGGAAGTCCATACATAATTAATCAAGCTGATGTAAATGCAAGCACAGAAGCATTTAAAAATTATCAAAAAGGAATGAAAAATAAAATAACAGGAGAAGATCTTTATAAGTTAGCACCAGGAGTAAAATTACCTAAAGTATAGATAAAATACCTAATTCTATATTATGAATGATATAAATAATGAGGTATATGATAATCCTTGGACTTTTGATGGTGACATATTCACCAGTGGAGATATCAAGGACTATTATGGATTTGTCTATTGCATTACAAATACCATAATCAATCGTCAATACATTGGTCGCAAATACTTTTGGGCATTTAGAACACCCAAAGGTAAAAAAAGAAAACAAAAACAAGAATCCGATTGGAAAAAGTATTACGGATCTTGCCCAGAATTAAAAGATGATCTCAAATTATACGGAAAGGAGATCTTTAGAAGAGAAATATTGAGTTTACATACCACAAAAGGTAATTGTAATTACGAAGAGACTAGACAATTATTTTTGAACAATGTTCTATCTGAATCACTTGACGATGGATCACCACTGTACTATAATAGTAACATTCTAGGTCGCTACATGAGGAAAGATTATGGAAACTTTGGAGAAAACTCTTCATTTAAATCGTGACTGGGCATTAAAACGTATACATACTCTATGCGAGAGTTCTGATAATAAAGATGTGATTGATGGTTATGCAATCGCTATAGAATACCTAGAGTGGTTTGAACCAACTTATAAGTATGAAGACATCTTATCTGTACAATTTAAGGCAAAACCAGATGACTAATGCTCATTCAAAGGAATTTTTAAAAACCATTGATGAACAAATCAAAAGACTCAGAGATGAGGGAAAACTTGATGAGGCAAACTCTTTACAGTTAACATATTTCCCATCTGTTAGAGATACTAAATAATATAACTTAACAATCAGTCATAAATGAATCTCATTTGGATAAATTTAAATAAGGGTATGAATTCAATTCCATCTGGGAGTAGAGAACTGGTA